ATCGTAGGTGGACTTCCTCTTGAACCTGCCACTGTCGTTAGAGAAAAGCCATTTGCTCTTCCACCGGGTGGTACTAACGGCAAGGTTACCCCAGATTCTGCAGCTAAAAAGCTTGAAAGTGCATTTAAGGCTACTGAGCTGGCCTATCAGCGACAAATCGCACTTATAGATACGACTGGCAAGAAAGTAACCGAGGTGACTGAACTTCAGCGCCTGCAGTTTGATATCGCGGACGGAAAATTAACAGGCCTGAATCAGACTCAAAAAACGCGACTCACCCAGCTCGCTACTGAAATTGATCGGCTCAACGATATTAAGAAGCTGAACGAAGAAAATCTTAAGTTGGCAGAGTTTGTTAATAGCTTGCAGGCAGTAAACCAGAACGATAAAGCGTCAATGGATATCGATATTGCTGGCAGATGGTTGGGGGATGACGCACGCGAACGTATGCGGGAACGCCTGCGGATCGAGGCTGACTTCCTTTCCCAGCAGGCAGATCTTCAAAAGCAATATCAGTCTGGTGATATTAAAACAAAAAGCCTTTATGACCGAGAAACCGAAGCTCTTAACGATGCGCTAGCTGAGCGTCTTCGTATTCAGGAAGAATATTATCAACAGGTTGATCTGCTTAGGAATGACGGTACTGCTGGCTTTGTTTCAGGTTTGGCGACGCAGATTGAAGCCTCAATGGATCTGTATAGCAACATGCAGGAGGTTGGAGCCCTGGCGTTCAGCAGCCTTACCGACATGATTGTTGAGTGGGCTGAGACCGGTAAGATGAACGTAAAAGACTTCGCATCCACGTTCATTCAGTCTATGGGCGCAGCTCTTCTCCAGTATGCGGCCGCACAGGTTGCCATGGCCGCTCTCCAGGCATTCACCTCCATGATCGGTATTCCTTATGTGGGTCCTGCTCTTGCAGGTCCAGCCGCGACAGCAGCAGCGGCCAGCGCAGGGGTGTTGATGCTTGGCGTCAGCACAGCCCTTAAAGGTCAGGCTCATGACGGTATCGACTCGGTACCTGAAACGGGTACATGGCTTTTACAAAAAGGTGAGCGTGTGACCACGGCTAAAACCAGCGCAAAACTGGATGCCACGCTTGACCGTGTTGGCAGACAGTCCACTGGAGGTCAGGCTCCAAACATCAATATACCTCTGGAGATTCACGGTGATCCCGACCAGCGCACCCTGTCCCTTATTGAAGGCGCGGTTATGCGCGGTGCGAGGCTAGGATACCAGATGACCACCAACGATCTGGCGGCCGGAACGGGAAAGGCATCAAAGGCGCTTAACGGCGGGTGGGCGGTAGGAAGGAAAAAACGCTGATGACCATTACAACCAGCATTAATTATCCACATGGTGCATTACCAGTACCGCTACAGGAAGGCTATAGTCTGCGCCCTGTCAGCCCAATAGCCAGAACGAAAATGACCAGCGGGCGGGCTCGGCAACGTCGTCTCTACATGTCTACGCCGACTGTTGCCACCGTTTCCTGGCTGCTGACTGATTCTCAGGCGCAGGCGTTTGAGGCCTGGTACCGCGATGCGATTACCGATGGAGCCGCCTGGTTCAATATGAACCTGCGCACGCCGGGAGGAGAGGCTGCAAAAGTTTGCCGCTTTACGGATATTTATCAAGGTCCAGATCTGGAGGGTGGCAACTTCTGGCGCTATTCAGCTGAACTTGAGTTATATGAGCGACCTCTACTTCCACCTGGCTGGGGTAATTTCCCTGAGCTGGTGGTTGGTTCAGATGTTATCGATCTGGCGCTGAATAAGGAGTGGCCTGAAACATGACTATCCTGAACAGGCTTTACGCCAGTGGTGGTGCTGAGGTCATCATTGATACGTTGCAGATCTCCGTCGGAGATCAGAGCTACTGGCTGACCCGTGGATGGGACGATATTACTGTGAAGCTTGAAAACGGCGCGGACGTTACTTTCGCTGGTTCTGCCATTGATATAGCGCTGCCGGCGCGAAACTCTGACGGTACGCAGGATCTAAAATTCGCCATCAGCAATATTGACGGCGTGGTATCGACCGCAATTCGCAACGCGCTGGATAATCTTGCCAATGCATCATTAACGTTCCGCCGGTACGTTTCTACGGATCTGTCCTCACCCGCTGCGCCGCCGTTCACCCTCGCGATCAAGGAAGGTTCCTGGACCGCAACGGAAGTGCAGATCACTGCCGGCTACATGAATATTCTCGATACGTCGTGGCCGCGCTACCGTTACACACTGACGGACTTCCCGGGCCTTCGGTACCTGCAGTAGGAAATCACCATGTTCAATCCTGACAAATACCGTTCAGTCACCTGGCTGAAAGGCGGGCGCGCTTTCCCTGCGCTCGACTGTTTTGGCATCGTTAACGAAATTCGGCGCGATCTGAGGCTGAACCCCTGGCCTGAATTCGCCGGGGTCACAAAAGACGACAACGGCCTCGACCGGGAGGCGCGCGGGCTGATGGCTGACCTGCAGCGTTGCGACCCTGCACCGGGTGCGGGCATTGCATGTTATTCCGGATCAGTGGTTACCCATGTTGCGATCGTCGTGGAGATTGACGGCGCGCTGCATGCCGCCGAGTGCAATCCCCGCACTAACGTGACCTTTCTGCCGCTGGCGCGGTTCGCGCGCCGCTTTGTCCGCGTGGAGTATTACCAGTGACGATCCGCATCTACCCCTCCCGGTTACCCGGGGAACCGCTTGAAACGCATGATCATGAAAACCTCAGCCTTGCTGACTGGTTTGCGCAGAACGTTAAGGGATGGACGCTGGATCAGCAGCATCCGGTAGCAGTTGAAATCGACGGCGTCCCGGTGCCGCCGGCAGAGTGGGCACTTTGCGCCATTCGTCCTGACAGTGATGTAAGGATGTATCCGGTGCCGTACGGTACCGGCGCAGAAATCGCACTGTGGGTTGCTGTCAGCGTGGCCGTTGCCTCGGCGGCGTACTCGATTTACATGATGAGTACCATGCAGACCGGTGGCAGCCAGCAGCCTTCTAATGGTGACCAGCTGGAGCTGAACCCGGCTAAAGCCAACATGGCAAAGCTGGGCGATCCCATCCGGGAGATTTTTGGACGCTATAAGGTGTGGCCGGATTACGTCGTTCAGCCGGTTTCGCGCTTCGATTCCGCCGATCCCAAAAAATACGTGACCAGCATGTTTTTATGCGTGGGGGCGGGCGACATGGCACTGCCCGCGTCGGCGATACGCATCGGCTCCACGCCCGCATCCGCGTTCGGCAGTGATGTCAGCGCCACCATCTATCCACCGGGTGCCAGCGTTGCGACCGATAGTCGCTCCGAGAACTGGTTCAACAGCGGCGAGGTCGGGAACACCACTTCGGGTACCGCAGGCCTCGACCTCGGTTCAACCGGCCCGCAGACGGTAAGCATCATTTCTGATGCCATTCTGGTGAGCGGTAACACCATCTCCCTGATTGCGGCCACAGCCAGCGACGGGGAGGCTGAGATCCCGGCTTCCTGGGTTGTTGGTACCGTTATCACGGTTGTCGCACCGGATTCGTTCCGGGTGGTCAATACAGGGGGATACAGTGTCATCTATGGCAATGTCGATGAGCTGCTGCCTGTCGTGGGCATGCCCGTTTCGGTGACATTTAATGAGTCAGGCTACGACCTTTTCATTGCCAGTTACGCTCCCGGCGTTCCGGCTGTGCCGGGTGTGGGTGGCTCGACGGCCAGCATAACCGCCAGCGCCGCGCCCACCACCTATGATTTTACTGCCACGCCGGTCACGTTCACGATCGGCTGGAAAGGTACCACCTATGCGGTGTCACTCATCACTAACTACGTCACCATGTCAGGGTTGCTTAACACCATTTCAAACCAGCTCACCGGCTCCGGTCTGATCGCGCGCGATACTGGTGGCCGGTTGCAGATTGCCGAGGAGAGCAGCCCGTTTGCCGGGGGCACTATCAGCCACAGCGCGCTCCCGGTCTCCGTTTTCGGCAGTGCTCCGGTTGATGTGACCGGTGTGGCATCGACAGGCGGCACCGCGGCGGTGGAGGCGCATATCACGCTGGCATACGACAGCGCCACAGGGAAGCCGTTCACGGGCATCCCGGACGGAGTCCAGCGGATCGGTATCGGCTACGCTGACGGCCAGTTCCGCATCACGGATATCGATGATCAGACCATCACACTTGAGCGCGTGGTTGTTACCCAGGACTCCAGTGGTAATGATGTTGTCACCGTGGATCCTACATGGCCGGGGTTTAACGAGCGTACGCTACTCGATGCCCAGGTCACCGGCGTGAATGATGATTACGCCTGGCTCGGCCCGTTCCTTGCCTGCCCCGACGGAGAGACCACGACCGCCATCGAAAATAACTTCATTTTCCCCAATGGTCACATCCAGTACAAAAAGAACGGAGATCCGCAGTCGCACACCGTGCGGGTTCTGGTTCAGTACCGCAATGCCGCCTCAGCGGGCGCCTGGTCGCAGGTGGTGTATAACTTCACCAACAAAACCGCAGACGGACACGGTTATACACGGCGTATCAGCGGACTGGCGGCGGCCCAGTATGAAGTACGCGTGCGGCGCACGACGAAAATTGGCGGGTCGCGAACGGTCAATAATCTTTACTGGCAGGCGATGCGCTCGCGTCTGAGTAAGCGCCCGGGCAGCTATGCAGGTGTGACCACCCTGGCAATGACGGTGCGCACCGGCAACCGCCTGGCGGCCCAGTCCGATCGTCGCGTCAACGTCATACCGACCCGGCTCTATAACGGGCACCCTTCCCGAAGCATCAGCGGGGCGCTGTATCACGTTCTTGAATCACTCGGGTTTCGTTCAGATCAGATTGACCACGCCGCGATTGATACGCTCGAGCAGACCTGGTGGACGCCCCGCGGGGAGACGTTCGACTGGGCGACAGGGGACAGCAAGTCGGCACTCGAAGTGCTGAAAATCATCACCGGGGCGGGGATGGGATATTTTCTGCTGTCTGATGGCCTGGTCTCCGCCGGACGGGAAGGGGTTAAAAACTGGACCGGGATGATCACCCCCCAGGAGACTACCGAAGAGCTGCAGACAGCGTTCAAGGCCCCGAGCCAGGACGATTATGACGGGGTTGATGTCACCTACGTCAACGGTACGACCTGGGCAGAAGAGACGGTTCAGTGCCGCCAGGTCGGGAATCCTACACCCATGAAAGTGGAAAATTACAAACTGGAAGGAGTGGTGGATCAGGACCGGGCATATCGTATCGGGATGCGGCGGTTGCTGGGCTACCAGCTGCAGCGCCTGCAGCATACCACCTCAACCGAAATGGATGCGCTCTGCTACCAGTACATGGACCGCATTGTTCTGGCCGACGACATCCCGGGCAGCCAGACCCTGAGTTGCCTGATCACAGATATGACGTATGACAGCAGCAACATTACCCTGACGCTCAGCGAGCCGCCTGACTGGAGCTTCCCGAATCCCCGTGTGGTGATCCGCCACCAGGACGGTCGGGCGTCGCCGCTGCAGGTTCCGACACGCATCGATGATTACACCCTGAGTATTCCATACAGCGCCGCGCTGGCACCGGATGAATGGGAGATGAACAGCCCGTACATTGAGCCACCGCGCCTGCTGTTCTGTTCGTCGTCCCGGGTGGGATATGACGCGCTGATTGGGGAGATAACCCCCGGCAGCGACGGGACCAGCAGTGTGACCGCCATCCAGTATCACCCAGGGAAATATCAGTACGACGATGCCAGTTATCCCGGCGATGTCGCATAACCTTCAAAAAAATCTCAACCCGCTTCGGCGGGTTTTTTTATGCCCGGAGCGAGCATGACCAAATACGCTACAAAAAATCCGCTGGGATCAACCGACCCCAGAGACCTGTTCGATAATGCTCAGAACGCAGACTTCGCCGTGAACAGCATTACCGCAGCTATATGGACGGACAGGTTCGGGCGTGGCAGGAAAACCCTGTGGGGCATGGAGCAGGAATTCATTACCCAGCTCCTGTCCCAGAAGCAGCGGTTTAACCTGTTTATTCAGGATTCAGGCTATAAGGTTATCGGTGAATACAGTGCGGGCCCGCTCACGATCACCGAGTACAACCAGATTATTCATTATGATAAGGAGCTCTGGAAGTTAACCGCGGCAACGGCCCTCCCGTTCACCACAACCGGGAATGACGCGACCTCATGGGCCACTGACAAGACTCATTTTGTCAGCGTGGGTGACGCAGCCCTGCGTGCGGATATGTCGTCTGATAAATATCAGTTC